CAATACATAAGAAGCACTTCGGTATTGTCTTTCATAAGATTGGTCGACAACAGTCCTATATCTTTTTCTTGCCAACAATTGTCTTCCAATACTTGACACTTGTTATCATTTGAATATTTAATATTATTATTTTCTGGAAAGTTTTTGTTAAAGTGTTTCTTTTTAATATATAATGGAACTGTATTAGTACCAGATTGTAATATTTTCATAATTTCTTCATTTGATATATGATCTATTCTTTCAGATCCAAAGTTGTTGATAAAAATATTATTTTGAATATTATTATTTTGTATATTATTGTTTGTTGTGTTATTGGTTATATTCTGAATATTTGGCGTTCGAGCATGTATAATACTCCGTGCCTTGCAATTATCTGCTTTGATATGTCTTGATTTGTGTTTTCTATTTGAAAAAGAAATCATACATCTGGGACAAGTAAGACTATCTACCTTATTACAAATTTTTTCATGATTGTACAAATGCCTTGTAGTTTTATAAATCTTATTACATTGTGAACAAGATAAAATGCTCGAGGGGACATTTTGTACATTTGGGGAGACATTTTGTACATTTGGGGGGACATTTTGTACTGTTTCTACTGTTTCTACTGAAACAGTATTTTCAAACAATTTGCCCATATGTTTAGCATTATGATGTCTTTTCAAATCAAATCGACGCTTGGTACAATATAAACATAACGCACATTTATGCGTTTTTATCGCGTCATTTTGCGTCATTACTACATTTGGTGTACATATTTATTCTTTAAATATAAAATCTGCATCAGAAAAATAAATTTATTGCGTCATTTATACCCTCTCTCCCCCTAGAGCGTTTCTAGAATCTTGAAAAACATCGTTTTTTCTTAGTTTTCAAATCGAAAGGATATGTAACTGAAAACATACCTAAAAATATTCTAACCATAATTTCAAAATTTGAAGATCTTGTTCTTTTATAACTTTGTTATCTAACAAATTTTTATAAATAATGTACAGTATTTCCTTTGTATTTTCCACATTTTCTAAATCTTTCTCAATATATTCCAAAATCTTTTCATTATGTTCATACATCTCAAATTCACTTTTCAAATCTTCAATTAAATCATGTTCATTCCTTTTTTGTATGACATTTGGAGATATATACATCATATTGTTGTTTGTTTTCTTTAAAATAATATTACTTATTATACCTCTCAAAATATCACAATATCTAAATGAAACTGTGCACGGTATCAACATTGATATAAATAGTTCTGATTTTAACCAAAAAGTATTTTGAGAATTGAAAACACACATATTATTATTATCAATCATAACTGATTTATTTGTATCCCAAACGATATCGTTTTGATGTTTACAAATCAATCTAAAACACGCATCGACATCAGGATCGTTTTCTACTAAACCATTTATAATTCCAGGGTTTTTATCACAAATGCTAAAATTGTAATTTGTTTCATTTTTGACCATGCTTAATGGAAATCCTCTTGGCCAAATGTGAGAATTGTTTGTAAAATATTTCATTATGTTTATCCATTTTGAGTTTTTTTCTGATATTACCTCATTATTTTTAAATTGCAGAACATTATCAAAATTCTCTTTGGGAATATTGTCATCGTCTGTCTCGTAAATCAATTCATATCCTTTCATTATAGCATATAAATACCCCAAGTTCTTTCTTGAATAATGATTGTATGGAATTAAATCAGATAATTGAGGAAATAACCTTTTTTGCGTAGCAATATCCAAATAAATACATTGCAAATTATGATAATCTTCTGGTGTTTTTACATCACCAACTATAATAGTGTCGTATTCTTTATTTTCAATATGTTTCAAAATAGTTTCTGTTGGTTTATTAATAGTAGTTATGATAACACACTTTGTTTTTAAAAATATATCATTTAACCATATTTTTGCTGTAGGATTTGCATTAAATTTAATTGGATGAACAACTAAATTGTGTTTCTTATTGAAAGAATCACGAACATAGTTTTCATCTAACAGTTTATTTCTATCATTATCCCACAAAACCTCGTCTGTAAATGTTTGATATTTAGATGCGTCTTTTTCGATATTATTTATTATACTTGGTATGGCTAATTCAAGGAATACTTTATGATTGCCAAAAAGTTCAAATAAATCAAATAAATAACTTGTTAAATATTTTTTTGGTAGATAGAACCAATCTGCAAAATCACCACAAAATTTATCTATGTTGTATTTTTCAAACTCAGGATCATTCATCAAGTTTTCTATAGCTTTTTTACCCCAACCTTGATGATTATCCCAATGCCAACCCGAATAAGTTCTTAAATAATTTAGTTCTTTCTGATATGAAACTATTTTGTGTGTATTTATTAAATTTATTATATTCAAGTTCAATATATTATCATCCATTGTGTAGAAAATACCATCATATTCATCAAGTATATCTTTGTACATTGTATAAAAATGTTTAAAAATCCTTTGTGTATATACCCCGTCCTTTATATCTACAAAATTCACATCATCATGAATCGTTAATGGATAATCTGAATAAAATATTATTTTTTTGAAAGTTTTTCCATAAAGAGATTTGTAATATTCCAAGTTATTCAAACAATGAGAGTAATTAAAAACAACAATTAAGATAACATTTAGCATTTGAAATTACTATTTGAATTTACTTATACATTGTAATATTATCTTATATCAAGAAACACCGTTTTATCAATTTTCAAATTCTAATGTTGAACTTTTTATTAATTCTTTTATCTTTGTAAGAACAGCATTATACTTTTGATTTTCAGATTTATTATAAACAATAAACAACTTATTTCGTATATGTTCGTATTTTTCAATGTCTTTTATTTCGTTTAACAATTTTATTTCATTGTCATCACAAAACATAAGAAGTACTTCAGTATTATCTTTCATAAGATTGGTCGACAACAATCCTATATCTTTTTCATGCCAACAATTGTCTTCCAGTACTTGACACTTGTTATCGTTTGAATATTTAATATTATTATTTTCTGGAAAGTTTTTGTCAAAGTGTTTCTTTTTAATATACAAGGGAACTGTATTAGTACCAGATTGTAATATATTCATAATTTCTTCATTTGATATATAATCTATTCTTTCGAACCCCAGGTTGTTTATAATAATATTATTATAATTATTCATCGTTTCGACGTTTTGTGTATTGTTTGTCGTATTGTTATTTGTTGTATTCTGAATATTTGGCGTTCGAGCATGTATTATACTTCTTGCCTTGCAAGTATCGGCTTTTATATGTCTTGATTTAGCTTGTTTTGTTGTGAAAGAAACCATGCATCTTGGACAGGTCAAATTATCAACTTTATTACAAACCTTTTCATGATTATGTAAATGTTTTAATGTTTTGTAAACCTTATTACATTTTTCACAAAGTAATTTCTTTGGGTTGACCTTTTGTTCATTTGGGTTGACTTTTTGTTCATTTGGGTTGACCTTTTGTTCATTTGGGTTGACTTTTTGTTCATTTGGGTTGACCTTTTGTTCATATTTTGAAAGTTCGATGTTTTCAAACGATTTATCTTTGTGTTTAGCATTATGGTGTCTAATGAGATTACATTTTACATCAGTTTTATAATCACAAAAATGACATTTAGTGTAAGGGAATGGCATTTTTATCACTATACTACATATATGGTACTTTTTTATTTATCTTTTTATATCTTATTTAGACCAAAAAATGATAAATTTATCACCTCTCTCCCCCCCCAAGGCGTTTCTAGAATCTTGAAAAACGACGTTTTTTCTTAGTTTTCAAATTCTAAGGTTGAACTCTTGTATTCACTCTCGAATCAGTTAATTTGTGGAATTATTACGCTATTGCGAAAACATTTTAATAGTTAAATACATATTCGACATGATCAAAGGGGATAGTTTTCTCCAAAAATAACCACAAATTATAATGTTTGCACTTGTCTAATACCGATCGCTTATAGCATTTGTGATTTCTACATATGTTACCATTGGAGTATTCACAATTGAGCGTTTCGAGTAAAACCTCTATTTTATTTATACCTACAACGCCATTAAATGATTTGTAAATACTATATATGTTATCTATTAAACAATCCCTATTGAAATTAGGCGAATGACACCTAGGGGATGAAGATATAAATTGTTTGTATTTTTTTTCAAATCTTTTCACAAATTCTAGTATTTCTTCTTTGACACCATTCACATTTTTACAATCGTCCTCTATATAAATTTCAGGAACTTGGACAGACTTGTTTAGTGCAGTAAAAGATTTATATACATCCATTTGTGTAGCAGAAAACATAACATCTACAATACAAATTATTTTTTTATCAGTTATATTAAAAACTTCCCTTCTATGGTTACCATCATAACAAACAATTCCTTCGTCTTGAAGTTCGGCAAGATGAATAATTTGAGGAACATATCCGCCGTTTTCCAAAAAATCTTTTATTTCATTTACTCTTCCTTCGTCGGCATCTCTGTTTCGTGACCACTTTTTACAAATAGGATATAACAGTTTCCATTCTATCATGTATCCTTTGTGACCACTTGTTTCATAGATTTGTGATCCGAGTGATGAAAAAAGAGATTCCATATGTTATAGTTATATTATAGGATAGTTTTTATGTACATTATTGTCGTTGAATAATAAAAAACCGGATGGTTTTCTATTATTTTCGTGATTTTATTATTGTTCAATAACAAGTTGTTTATAAGCACATATCACAAGAAGTGCCATGTATATATATGCAACAAGTTTCATTCTGTTGTATTTTTTTATACACATTAGTTCTTTTTTCTTTCGTTCACGTTCTCGCATCATCATGTTATTGTATCGGATCATTTTATTGTAACGAATACGCTCTACCATTCGTGATGCGAACATGGTAGTATCAATGTTGGATTTGTGACTCGAAATATAATCTGACAGTATGTAGTTTTCTCTACACCACGGACATTGGTAGTTTGCTTTTCCGTCTCTTCCTATTTTGATCATTTTCGCAAAACAAGACTCACAACACATATGACAGGATTGATCTTTCATGGGACCAGTTTTGATATTGTTAGAACTATATTCAAGGAAGCATATCTGACAATGTGTTTCATACTCTTCGTTGTCACTGAGTTGATTGCATACATGACCTTTTTTAGGTTGTTTACAAACGCTGCATTTATAGACAGAGCGCATTGTAGTGTAAATTAAAGACCAAACAGCGGATCATTTTTTATCAAATATTGACCAAAACTTGTTCAAATTGCAAAAAAATGATTGTTGACATTAAATTTTTTGATATATTGAAATCATATCAAAATGGGAGGCGGAATGTCTTCGGAAAAGATGCGAAACCAGGAAAGTTATGTCATGCAAAATATTCAAAAAGAGAAGGTTCGTATGTCGCGTTACAAGAATTATGATGGAAAAAATCGCTATAGTGACAATCAGATAAAAATGAAGTTGAGACAAGATTATAATAGCAAGGGTTATGGAAAACGAGTAGAAAGAAATGATTTCATTACTCATGCACATTGGCATTATAACAGATAAGATTATTCTATTAAAAATACAAAAAAGATATAAATAAAAAAGAAATTAAAAAAGTACAAATTTATGGTTCAGCATATTATCATCATGAAAAATTACAAATATTGTTTATTATGATGTTAAAAATATACTTTCTGATTTTTGGAATATCACGAGATGTAAAATCATCCTTTGTCGGAAATTCATTTTTATATAAAATATATGCAATGTACATAGATGTAAATACTCCACAACTTGTTGTATCATTTGGTGGTTGTTTTGGCAAATCATCAATATGATATACGGGTTCATATATAATATCTGGTTTATAAGTCTGAAGTCTCCATAAAATCTGCAAATATTTGAAAACATTTTTATTAACATAACCATAAGGGTCTAATACATATATTTTCTTTTGTTTTGGATCAAACATACTAAATATCCAATGTTTATTGTCTAAATTGATTGGTAATATTATCTTCTTATTTCCCAAGTTTCCCTTCAAAACTTTTAAATATCCGTCGTGAAAACCTTCTAAATCTTCGTTATTCTCAACAGCTTGAACAAATTCATAATACAATTCTGAATGCAAAATAATATATTCTTTTTTTGATATTGTTTTTTGTATATGATTTGTGTACATGTTTATAATTGCACTTGTTACTAATTTCTTACCTTGAATTGATTCAATGTCCTGAATATCTGCAAAGAATGGAATATGTTCTATTTGTCCAGATGCTTCACATATTTGTTTTTTATTTCTTTGTAATAATTTTTTGTCTTCTTTATGTACATCTACAATATTTGCGATTTTCCAAAAGTTAGTTGATACATCATTCGGTGATATTGCCAAAGTTTTAAAGGTATTATTCAATAATTTAACTGAACTATCCGGTGAATTACGATACGATGTGTCAGGAGATATTCTCTTTTTGACTTGTTTTTTATTTGAATAAGTCTCGATTGTTGGCGATTTGAGTTTCTTTGTTTTTGATCTTGTAATCATTCTTATATATATGTATATAAAAAAGATTGATGTTTCTTGGTTTATCTACACAAGGCAGTGTGCTCACCTCTTGTAAGAGACGAAACCGATGAAAATAATTTATGGGTCAATGCATTGTATCGGATTTCTGTACATTTTGAAGGAGACAATCCATTGAAATTTGTAAATTACATAATTACAATTCCTTCAAGATGTTTCAATCTTTCGTTGAAAAATCTCTATGTGAAAGGATTGAAAGACAAAGATACAATCCGATATGTGTGCAGCGAAGTGGACAATAAAAATTTAACATTTTAAGTACCTTCTCGTGACGAGCGTACAAGTTACTTTGCCAACAACACTTTAACAAATGAAGACGAAACTAATATATTTTGTTTGAAGTCAATAAAAATAAAAAGTCTATTAAATACTATAAATTATCATTTCTTAGTTTTGGGTTTATTGCATCTTCCTGTTACTTTATTGCATACCTTTTTAACAGCAACACAATCTTTTTTGCATTTCTTTGCTTGGGGAGATGGAGATTTGTAAAGATTTTTTTTCTTCATCATTTCCTTGTAGTTTTTGAATTGCATGTATTTTCCATTATGTTTTACATATTCTACTTTCTTGGTGCCGTCAATTGATTTGTTTACTTTTGAGTATACTTTTCTTTCAACGTTTCCAATTTTTTCTTTACGAACAAACGAGTAAAGTTTCTCGTCTCTTTTTTTCTTTTGTTGTTCATACGCAGCCTGATTTCTCAATAATTCCATCTTTCTATATTTATAAAAGATAATTTCAAACGCAGCAAGATACTTAAAATATCGAAAGAAAGATATTTTCAACCATATAACTTTTTAAAGATTTAATTCTAATATCACCATCAATTATTTGAATATAATTGTAAATATTATCATCAAATGCTCTTTTTAGCAGTTGATCTAGATACCATATCCTATTTTTCAAATGAATATGTTTTGTTACCAAATGACCCACAATCATATAATCAATATTATATGTATCAAGTATTGTGGATGTGTTTTCTTTGCTATCTGCATTTTTGGTATAGATAATACTATTGTTTCCCACAATCAATAGATTCAATAGTTCACTATCTGTATCAGATAACGATACACCTCTTACATATCTTGTCCACAAATTATTGATGTCATCCAATGACCATTTGTATTGATTCAAGATATCGAGATGAATCATCTTCAAACTAGCATGACAAAAGATGTAGTTGTCAATCTTACGAATAATAGGACGCTCTGCAATTATATTCTTCAAATCTGATTTATTTCTAATTCTATCAATATTCATATGTTCATGGTTTCCGATCATTGATATGAATGAACTGTTTTTGCTTTTGGCCTGAGTTTCAAGATAGTTCGTATAATAAATCATCTTAAAATGATGTTTGTCAGAAATATCGTGTTTGTCAATTGATTTTGGATCAATTTGATCACCTAGTTGAATAACTGTTGTATTTTCTGGAGCAATCCATTTGTGATGATTATCAAGAACTCCTGCATCTTTCAAAATATACTTGAATCTGTTCAAGTCACCATGTGTATCTGCAATAACAATTATATTGTCGCCAAAACAATTAGATACCATGTTCATTGAGAACATAATATAAACCAACACACGTTTAATATTCATATTACTTATAATATAAAGCATCTAAATCTTATATATTTATCGAATCATCAAAATAGTACATTTCGTTGTTTTTTTTGATTTTTTAATTTAATTTTAATTTTTTATCAAAATTGTCAGAAATGTACTATTTTCATTTAAAAATTTCAGAATAAAAATAATCATGGTTCAAAATGTTTGTGTTCTTATTCCTTCCCATATTTCTTATCAGAATCAAATAACCTTGTTAAAAAGAACAATAAATTCGCTTAAAACACAATCAAAACATGTTGATATATTGCTTTCAATATCGTTTGAAAACGAAGAATATAGAAAATGTTTTGATACAAATACAGACAAATCTGTTTTTACTATCATATCCGAATGTCGTAGATATCAAATGGATCATATTTTTCAATTGCTACATCTCACAGATAATTACGACTTGGTATTCTTTTGCGATGACGATGATACTTTTGAACCAGAACGAGTCGAGATGATATCAACTCTATTTTCAAATTGTTTGGATAATAAAATACAAAATAAAACTCCTGGTATTCTTGGTGGTTTTATTGAAATAATTGATGTAGAACCTCAAGATGCTCCTGAATACTGGTGTTATGCTATGACCCCAACCCTTCTTAAAGAATTCTTTCGTCGTTTTGAGAAAAATTTCGATCTATTGAATTATGATTATGGTGATATGTATTTCAGAAACTTTCTCAGACTGGTGAATGGTTTTACATATTGTTCATATAAATTCAAAAAACCATTATATCATCATTTGATACACGAAAACAGTATTTGTGCAAAAAAACTAAATAATACTGAAAGATACATTAGAAATGTAATAATACTGATGACAATTTGTATGTATAATATTGAACAGATTTTGGACAAGATTCAAGTATTCAATATAACAAAAGACCAATTGAAAGATTTTGTACCCGAATTGAATACAATAAAAGACTTCATTCTTGTATTATATGACAAGATTCCAAAAAACAAATAAAAATATCCTGAATTTAAAATGTGAACACCAGGATATTCGCCAACATCATAATATAAACCAACATGTGTTTAATAATCGCATTGGTTATATTATCAAAAAAATAATCAAAATCGTATATTTCTTTTTTTATTTCATCTCGAGACAAGAAAAGTGCTTATAAGGTTCATAATGTTTTGTTATATGTTTGTCTTGTATGGTTCCATTGCAACGAATTCTTGAAAAATTGAATTTTACCTTTCGAATATTCAACTTGTTTTGCTCAATCAATATGTCTCCTAATATTGTTTCTGAATGTAAAGGTTTCTTTTTTACTCATATTCAACAAACTCAAAAAGATATCTCCATATATTTTGAAATTTTTTGAATTGGTTATGGCAAATCTGTCATTCAAATTGTATACTCCGAAGCATTCGTTGTCTGGAATTACAATAGTTGTATCATTTATTAGATCAAAATATCCGACATTCAATTTATCAAGATATAGGCAATCTGGGCGAACAAATAAGATATAGTCATACTCTTGAATATTGTTATCAATCATTTGTGTAACAATATGTTTTGAATAACTACCTAATATATAATTATCAACTGAATTATATTGCGTGTTCCATGGATCTATGTGAGTTCTATATGACAATAAATTTAATTTGATTGCTATTTCATCTTGATTATCTTGTGAATAATATTGTGGATTTAATAATTTATACTCTTCGTTATCGATTTCGGAAGGGTCTTCTATACATTCACCAGTTCTTTTATTTGTGTAAGTTGTGAGTCTATAAGAATGAATGTAAACATCATAATCAATACTATTTGATTTCAATACATCAAAAATATTCTGCTTTATAGATTCTACAGTATATTTCAAACTTCTTGTTATACCAAAAAATGCTATTGTGATTTTCATATATAAATATTTTTACTAAAAGTGTTTAACACTTTTGAAGACATTCTATTTTGTATTTTGTGTTCTATTTTGTATTTTTATTGACACTGTGTGAGAATGTTTATACGAGGTTATTTTGTCATGGTGTTTATTGCTTCATTTATATTATTGAGCAACTTCGATATATTGAATAATTTGAGAAATCATTGTATCATCATTTCATACATGAAAAAAGTGTTTATAAACAATAGTAAAAAAAATAATTTATCATTTCTCCTAATTATAATCATAAGTTAAAATATAATCCCTTTGATTTGATGTATTTTTCCATGGACACATTATTTTATAATACTCTTCATTTTCATTTTTCAAATCTTTGAAAGGTCTATGAATATATTTAATATTATCAGATAACATCATTAATGCTGGAATAAAAGTTCCAACGCTATATAGAATATTTGTTGTCCCTAATATTATTTTAATATCTTTTTCCAACGAATTTTTCTCGTATGTGGAATTTGTATATAACTTGAGCAATTTGTTTACAACTGGATTTGAAGTATCTTCGCAGATAATATGAATTTTTTCATAATCAAACTTATTAATTTCTTTCACATAGTAAGATAAAGGTGGTGGAACATACATAGGATGGGGTGTTGACGAAAATATATCTCCGCTTCTAATATGTATTACTAAATCATTTTCATTTAATTTATTGATATTTTTGATTAAAAATGCTTTCTTTAATATTTGATTTCGTTCATCAACATTTTCATTACACACCTTCTGTAATATTTCATTTCTATCTGTATAAAAATAATTATGTTTATCTGTGATTGTTTCATTGTTATTATATTTCTCAAAATATTCTTTTATAGTCACAAGATCAAAAAAATCATGATTCTTGACATTAAATTTAAAATTATGTTTATGTACAATGGCTATAGCTATAGCGTGAGATAATTGTAAAATATTATTACCCAATCTACCAAACCATTCATTAAAAATTATCATATATATAATATATCTAACGTATTTATATGCAAATATTATTACTGTTTTTCAATATTTCAACTATAAAACTAATATGAATAAAATCGATATTTTTCTTTAAAAAAGACAAATTACACTCATGATAATTATTTTTTGCATGTTTTATATTTTGATGTCAATAATTTCATTTGATTTGATATTTTTAACATTCTTTCTGCAAATGAAATGTTCGAATTAATTTATTTTGAAACAATAGATTGGAATGAAGTCATCATCTTTCATATCACCTTCATCTAAGTCACAGTCGTCTAAATCGTCATCTAAGTCTTTGAAATTGTTAACTCATAAATCGTTTGTATGTATTATCAATACCATATTGATAATAAAAAATGTTAATTCTTAAGTCCATATCATCATAAACAATTAAAGGAATATAAAAACAAATAACCATATATGAGAAATCAATGTTAAACTATATTAGAAACCAATGTTTAAAATTTATAATAAAATATTAACTGAAGCAAAAGTCTTTGCACATAATGTTATGAACGATACTCGGGAAAAACGTTATCCCAAAACACAACCTTTGTTTGAAGACGAAGTTATTATCACACCAGACGAACTGAAGCAAGCAAGGATAAATATATTATTGTATATAAAACAATGTAAAAACACATTTTACAAATACACTCAAAAAGAAAAATTTAATGAAGAACTTTATAAAAGATTTATAGACGAAGATCATTTTGACGGCGGTGATACAGGTTTTGACGACGAAGACAATGTTAGAATATTTGATAAATACGTATTAGATTATATCAAAAGTAGAAACGAAATTTTAACCTTCTTTCAATGTAAAAATGTCACACTAAATTTGAAACATCATCTTAATGATTTGCGAGATTTTCGTAATTCAGAACAAGAAAAGGATATTCTATTTGTTATTGATATGTCAGAAAAAGAAATCTTTGATTACTGTTATGATATGAAAAAAAATATAAAAGATTGTAATGTTACCAAAGGAATTATTTTAAGTATGGTTTTTAAAATGAATAACGAATATGTAAATATAAAACTCAATTCTTCAAAAAATACAGAACATCATCATCGTATGATATTAGAATCATGTCTTTAAAATATAATACTTAAGAAATATATGATAATACTATTTATATGTCAAATAAGAGCGGGGTGTCTGTTTTGATTCCTATATCTAAACCTGATGAATTAATTGAAGAAACAATTTGCTCTGTTGTAAAACAAACCTTTTATAGATGGGAAATTATTATTGGTATATTTAGATGTGGTATTTCTTCGCATTTAGAGAAAGAAATAAACAAATATGTCAGTAAATTTCAAAAAAATGGTTTGAATGTTCGGGTGGTTGTTTATGGTATGGAGGATAAATTTGATGTTATGAACAATATGGTTTTTGATTCATCTTATGAATATATTTCTATTGTAGATGTTGGAAATGTTTGGTTTTCAGATAAACTCGAAAAACAGTTTCCATTTCTTCAAAACTATGATGTTGTTGGTGCAAAATCAGAATATTATGGTGATTATAGTGGTTTTCCAAATATTCAAGTTGGTGAATTATGTGACACCGACTTTCTAATGCGTAATCCGGTTTGTGATTCGACCGTTATAATACATAAAAAAGATGCTTTTTGGGAAGAGAATCAAGAAAACAATTGTTATGAAATGTGGGTTCGATTGAATAAGAACAAAAGAAAATTTTATAACGTTGACAAAGTATTATGTAAAGAACGTAAAATGAAAAACTAAGAAAGTTTTTCAATTTCTATCGAATAATTGTCTAGTCGGTGTTTTTGTGTATTTTTGAATATAAATATACAATACTAGTAATAAAATATTTACACTTAGACCAATTATGCCAGCAACTATTAATGATTTATCGAATATAAAATATCCATGTAATAACCATAAAATATTGGTTGTCAAAATAAGTATCAAAGAATGAAATGATAAATCATCTACACTTTGAGTATGATATGTCTTGTATAATTGTGGAAATAGTTGAATAGAATTAACAATTGGTGCTAATGTTGCAACGATAAATGATATCATTATATAATAACAAAAAACATTTTAAAAATATAAATACAACTATTATATCTGAGTTGATTTTGAAAACAATATATATAAATTATCTGTTCCTAAAAATTCAAAAAATGAAAAGATAATTATATATTATGAACAACTGGTTTCAAAATGGAAGCGATAATTATTAGTTTGGTCATGTTATTGTCATGTACATTCTTTATGTCAAATGTAACAAAATTCAAAAAAAACAGACGAATTTGAAACATTACATTTAACATTATGATTTACTTCTTACTGTCAAACCTTTATAACGTTGACAAGGTATTATGTAAAGAACGTAAATTGAAAAAAGAAAAATTTTTTTTTGAAAATAATAAATACAATGGGTGCGAGAGGGGGGTCAAAAAACGCAGTAAAATTATTTTTCTGATAAGACATTTATATTTAAAGATTTAAAATGTACATCACTTATAGTAATGACGCATTAAAATGGCATCAGTGTGCGTTATGTGAATATCAAACAAAAAGAAGGTTTGATTTAAAACGTCATCATAATGCTAAACATTTTATAGATATACAATCTTTATTATTACAAAAAGAAGATGTACAAAAAGTCAACCCAAACGTATTATGTTGTACAAAATGTCATAAGGTTTATAAAACACAAAGACATTTATTGAATCATGAAAAGAAATGCAATAAAGTAGATAGTTTGACATGTCCTCGTTGTATGGTTTCTTTCACAAAAAAACAAGCAAAATCAAGACATATTAAAGAAAACAAATGTAAAGCAAGAAGTATCATACATGCAAGATTACCAAATAGTCAAAATATTCAAAATATAACAAATAATAACATTGATAATTCTGTCAATAAAACTGTAAACAATATATTGATAAACAATTTTGGTTCAGAACGAATAGATCATATTACACATAATGATATTGTCAAAATTCTGACAAGTGGAGATAATACAATTCCTTTGTATATACAGAGAAAACACTTTGACGAAGAGTTTCCTGAAAACAATAATATCAAATACACAGATGATAATAAGTGCAAAGTATTTGAAAATAATGGTTGGAAAGAGAAAGATATTAGTCTTATGTCTAATAAACTAATAAAGGATAATACGGAAAAATTGCTATTTTATTGTGACAATAATGATGTAAATATATTAAATGAAATATCAGACGTTGAAAAATATGACCATGTCAAAAATAAGTTGTTTATTATTTATAACAAATCAGATAATCATAAATATAATGACGTTCTATCAACATACTTCTTATAATAAATATTTGATTAAATTTTTGTTATAATTTCTTTCATTGTTTTCTTTAGTATATTTATCTAATTTCGCTATTAGTTCAATATCGCTTACTACATTTGTATTCATGGATAATATTTCAGTAATATAATTTGGATGCAAAGAAAGTACACATGAAATCATATAATATGGGTGCGAATTAATATAAACATTTTTTTGATATTCTTTTTTTGATAGTATATGTTTATCAAAATAAACAATTAATGGAGTAATTTTTTTTATATACACGGTTATGTCTTTGTATAAGTGTGTCATAAGTTGTTCTGATTTTAAATTTCCAGCACCTCTTCCTAATCCTCCAATACAACTATCAATCATAGTACAACCATGGTAAATTGCAATAGAAGTTTTACTTAAAGCATCTTCATTATTATTATGACAATGAAATCCAAAAGAAATATTTGATTTATATTTATTGAATTCTAAATAAAAATTATGTAATTGAATTGGTAAATTCTTGGTATTAAATCCACCATAAGTATCTGCTAAATATAATGCCTTTAAATTTACATTATGAAATTCGGATGCTATTATTTTTATTTCATCATCATTAATAATATCTCCACATCCAAAATTAACACAAACTTCATATCCATAATCTATTAATTGTTGACAAAAAATCTTGGCCCTTTGAATTTCTATTTGATTATAATTACTTTTTTGAATACCATTTTCGATAGTTACTCTTGCCAATAATACTCTTACCATAGTAACATTTGATTTTTTTTTTTTAATAAAATCATCGATAGTTACTGTTCCAAGTTTAGCCATAACAACTATTTTACAACCATTATATTTGTTGAAAATATTATTAATATCATCTTCTGTTGAATAACACCATTTGCCTTTTTTTTCTAATAAGTTTTTATTAGTTCTAAATCCAATCTCAAAATATTCGTAACCTGCTTCTGTAACTGCCTTATAACAATCAAGAACTTCTTTATCTGTAAATTCCCAATTATTTAGATACCCACCATCTCTAATAGTACAATCAAGTAACGATATTTTATCAGTTCTTTTCCCTAAAATCATTTTACAAATGTTTTCATTCAATATATTATTTTTGTATAATAGTTCTGCTGTAAGAAAATCAGAGTTTTCATCTATATCTAATCCTGATATTGAATCAATTTCAAATAAATAAGGGTGTTTACCAACTATATTATTCAATTTTTGAACTGATGTTTTACTTATAATATTACAACCAAAATTCAAATAACTAAAGTCTGGTAAATCTTGTGATGGTGGAGGATTATTCCTATCATAATTGATAGGTTTATTGTTATACCAAATAAACTCTTTAATTTTTGTAGTAGCATTTAATGAATCATGATTTGATTTAATTTCATTCCATTTTATAAGTATTTTGTCATATTGATGGGCATTAATTAATGGTGTTGTTACTGGAACATGCATTAAAATATTGTTATTTATTATACTGGCTAAATTACAAAAAAACTGTCCAGGATTCTGATTTGTGCAAAATTGTTCATCTCTTTTATGAATACCCACACCCATATCTTTTGCTATTCCAATCATTATATCACAATCAGTACTAACTATTATTTCATCTATCCCTTTTACTTTTTTCAACTCATTAATCTTTAACTTTAATAAATTTGTATCTCCAAAATGTCTTATATTTTTATTCTTACAACGAATACTACCTTTTCTAACTGGTATTACTGCTGTAATATTTCCATCATTATTTACTTTATTTTCTAAATATTTATTGTTTTTAATAATTAAATCTACAAACTCTCTCACTGTACCATCCCCTCCTTTATTCTTACAAACATATTGGGAAACTTCTTTAACTTCATCTACTGCATCGTTAGGACAAGCAGAAAACCCCACCTTTTTTAATACTGGAATATCTGGTAAATCATCACCTATATAAGCAACTTCTTCCAAAGAAATATTTAATTCTTTACACCAATTTATTAAAATAGGTAATTTATTATCTGAACCTAATGAAATTTTATCAATTTTTAAATGTTCTAATATAGATTTTTGTGAAGTATTGTTTTTCCAACCCGAAATAACACCAGTCAAAATATTCTTGTATTTTAACCTAAACATAGCATTTCCATCTTTTGTATTATAATGTTTACACGCATAACCATTATTATCAAATATTATCTTTCCATCTGTAAAAACACCATCAAAATCTAAAACTACTAATTTAATCATTATAATTAAAAGTTTATTTCTTAATATATTTATATATAATAAATGGAAGAAGTACATAAAAATCTAATCTATAATAAACGCGTTGTCCTTGTTGGAGGAGCACCATATGTAAAAAACAATGGATGCAAAATAGATAGTTATGATACAGTTATACGTGTAAATTGTTCACATTCATTAACAAAAGAACAAACAAAAAAAGACTACGGTAGTAGAACAGATATTTTATATCATTGTTTGTGTACACATACAATAAATGGTGGTCCTATTCCTAAAGATTTAATTGATAAAGTACAATTATTGATAGGAACAATACCGTGTCTAAAAAAAAATGAGTATCCTTATTCTTCATTCAGAGACGGATATGAACATATGTATAATAAATTAGAACCATTCGTTTTATCTAAATTTACAAATGTAAGTAAGGATGAATTTATATCATTAGAAAATGAAATTGGTTGTAGACCATGGACTGGTATTTCCGCAATAAATAATATATTGAAACATAACCCAAAAGAATTATATATTACTGGTTTTACAAATGGTTTCGGTGGTAATAACAGAAATATGAATAAACACAATGACCGATTAAATTACAATAGTTATATGAACGCTATTAAGAGTGCTGGATCTTATAAATGTCACGATGTTTATAAATTATTTTTATACTCGCAAAAACAATTATTAAATAACGAAGTAATCAAATTAGATAAAGAATATCTAGATATTCTGAATTTACCTATTAAAAGTAAAAAAGAAACTTATTTTCATATGGATAATTATTCAAAATTTTGAATCTGTTAAAACACTTTTAGACGTCATCAGGGAACGCGATTGTCTGGTCCATGACGACCCCGCGGGCATGCATCCAGTTGATATTGCCGAGGAGAGTGTTGATCTCGCCGTTGTGGCCGATGGTGCGGAAATATTTCAAGATATAAATGATATTTCCAAAGCTTTTGAAAACACTTTAGAAATATTTTACAAAGACAGACAGTCTAATTAAAACCCCGGGTTTCATTTCCTTGTAGAAACATTATTGTGTGCTATTTTTATAAAGACGTATCTGTTCGAATATAGTAAAATATCCATATGTGACACAAGGCGTTGTCATATCTCTTTATTTTATCGACAATTTTCCTGCGAAATCTGTCTGCACGAAGGACACGATTCGTGTCAGAATACATCGCGATGTAAACCATATTGCAGTATGTGGGTCTGTCGCTCCTGGAGAAACCTCAACTACACACATGCCTTCTTGGGAGAGACATACGTGGTCAGTTGCAGTATGTGCAGAGTACCAGAGACAATCTTGCAATTTGTAAACTCGTGTATTTCAACGATGTTGATGAGATTGTTGAAAAGAAGCTTGCCATACATGGCGCTGAAATCAGTGCATTATCACTTCGCACCAAAGTGAAGTTTTCTTACGGTATAACTCTTGAAATTTGAGTATTTTGAAAGTTTTTCAAATTCAAAACCTCAAAAGTATATAATTATAACAATATTTGATATTTCCCATTCATTTTTTTGTCAATCCAACATTTCTTATTCGTTGTTTTGCAAGAGTAATGTGTTTGTATATTTGAAACTACGTTAATGTTTTAATTTTGAGCAATTTAGGATAGTTCATAAAACAGCGACTATAAATTATAATATAAAAATTATATTAATAAATAACAAATGAAAAATTATTTTTTAATGATCATTTTAATGTTTTTTAATCATATTTTACCAACAATGAATTATACTATTTGTGTAGGTTCTACCGGATTATTGTTTTCATATAGTATAGGTGCACTTGCTTATCTTAAAACAAAAAATGTTAACTATCATCTCGTCGGTACTTCGGGTGGGTCTTGGTGTTCTTTGATATATCATTTAGAACAGGATATAAGTAATCATGATACATTATGGGATAATTATATTGGTGATAGAAATACGTGTATAAAATTATTAAATAGAAAAGATATGAAACGTTTGCAAAATTCTATGAAACTTGGTATTAAAAACAGACATAGTGTAAAAAATATATCACATATACCGTTGTCTATTATTACAACAAAACTTAACAATAATATGCAACATACAAATGTTATTATAGACAAATTTGATGATATTGATGATATTTTGAATTATGCCTTATGTAGTTCTTATATTCCCTATATTTGTGGAAATCAATATTATATGGTTTATAAAAATGAGAAATTCATTGATGGAGATTTGTTTAAAGATAAAAAAATAAAAAATAATTGTAATTTTTACTTAGATAAAGCAACATGGGGGAGAAAATATAGTGTGACTGATGGATTTACACTAAATTATGATATTTCTCGTAAATTGTTTGAAAACGGATGGAATGATGCTATGAAAAATATGCAACCACATGAACTGATAGAGGAGTACGAATTGGACCAATGATAATATATTGAAAAATATATCAAACGAATATATCTGAGATGAACATTTTGAAATATTTTAACAACATACATTAACGTATATATAGTTCATATAATATAAGCGACTATAAACACAATTGATAATGTTAATTATTGTATATGTAACTAATAGAATCATATTTTGAGTTGATGTAATCATTTCGAAAGTATTTGTAAATTTCAAGACAATTTCTTTGCATTTCTAAAATTTCTTCATTTTTCTTTGATCTTAATATTTCGTCCATCTCATTAATATTTGATTCTTTCAGTTTGATAATTGATTGATCCCACAAAGGATGATTTGGTAATTCTAAAGAATCTGACAACAGAACAGGTATAGAACCCATTGCAAGTGCTTCCCAAAATCTGATAGAATTAGGACCAGTACCACTGGGACACAATGTGAATTTTGAATCCAAAAGTAAGTTGTTGTACGAGTCTGTATTATTTTTATGCTGATCCGATTCTTGAAAATTTTTAGATGAATTTTGTTTTTCAGAATATACTATCTCATCAAAATGCCACATCGATCCTGTGTTTTGAATGAAAACATCGGTTTTTTTAGGGAGTGCAAAGATGTGTTTTCTAACATAGGTCAAATAATCTTGTCTATATGTACCTTGAAACGAATACAAATATTTTCTATTAATAAATATATCCTTATTTTTAAAGGTTAAGTTTTTTGAATCATTTTCAATATTGACAGCATACAAAGGACATGGTTTTATTATAATTCCATCAATCTTATTTTCATTTATCAGTTTATGTGGGGTATATAACACTTTTATTCCAATTCTTTTAAATAAAGGAATTAATTTTCTGAATAATATATGCTGACAACATGTAATATTAAACTTATTTATATCAACATCTTGAATAATTATTTGATATATTTCATTCTCGTCTATTTTACTGTCAATAACAGTAGCCCATGGAAATCCAACATAATTATTATTCGTTGTTTGTTGTTTTGCAAAAGTTTCTTCAGTTATTACAGGATATTGCCAAAAAACTCTTCCCATTTGTAATATGCTACAAAAATGTGTTTATATATTTTTGTAGCATATTACAAAAAACTAATTTAAATTAATTATAGGCAACATTACATTAATAGGTCAAACAGAAAAACTTAATGAACTATTAATTAATAATTTCAACGATGTTGATGAGATTGTTGAAAAATAATCACGTGATTTGTCAGTTCAATAATAATATATTTTTCCTCAAAAGGTTATAATGATATAATTATAACACCATATTTACAATGTTAAATAATGTTTGAAAGTACCATCATGAGTTTCTTCTAAATATATCTTTTTCATTCCATCTTTTTGAAGTGAAATGATGGAGAAATGTGGTGTTTGTTCCATTATGACCTTATCTGATATATATTTCATTATGTTTTTATCATTTTGGTTTTGAGATATTACTTCTTTATATTTTATATTCATCAAACGATGTTGTAAAACATTTTCAGGATTTGAGGTAAATTGTTCGACATACAACCTTGTTGTTGGGGATTTATATTTTCTAGTCGATGTGAATGTATTTTTTGATGATATTACTATCTATTATGTATAAAAAATCTCATATTACACCGACCGAAAAGAAAAATGTTAACCGTCAAAAACAAATATAAATATAAATATATAACTATAAAAATAATTATTTTAAATTCTTTCAAATAAAATAAAGTTCGATGGGGTTTTTTCCAGTGTATTGTGATAAATGTTGTCTACCATTTGAAGATCTTGATCTACTGTGCTACAGGAGAAACACAAAAATCGTGTTTTTCAATTATTACAATATCAAATTATTTTGAATAAATACCAACAATTGAAAATATTATAATTTCTTAATTATAGCCGTTCCGCTATCGAATTTATATTTATCTACCAAATTTTTGAAACCAAGATAAATTTGACCGTCTATTTCGGTTTGTAATTGCATCTTTTGTTTTTCTGTCATATATATACTTTCTATTATTCCGTTTTCATTATAATTATACAACATATTCAATGTACTATTTGAACCATCTGGGAAAACATCATATCCTGTGTTTAGCGAACAATGAATATCCTCTATGATATAATATCCTCCTGGTTTAACTAATTTCCATAAATAACCAAATGTTTGTTGTTGATCTTGTGATAAATGAGACCCATCGTCTAAAATCAAATCAAATTTGATATCACTCATTTGTTCTACCATTTTTTCCAATTCATTGGTATTGTGTTGATTTAAATTAACAGTTTTTGTTCTAGGATAATTGATTGATTCATTTATGAATAAATCTGGATTAGAAAAATAGTTATTATTTCCATTTAGACCTTTCCACCAATCAACTGCATATATTGTTCCATTAGGAAAATACTCATGCCACATTTTTATAGATGCTCCATGAAAAACCCCTATTTCCATCACATTTACATCATTATAACGAAAATGATTTGTGTATTTTTCATAATGGTTCAAAAAATCATGTTCGACCTTATCAGTTCCATATTTTTTTCCAATATCATGCAATTCAAACATGTATATATCTTCTCTGTTTTATTAAGATAAACAAAATCTTTATATATCTTTTTCAAATCGTATCCAAATTGGATGACGGATATTGAATGCTATCGAGATCTTTTGAAAAACACATAAAATACTTATGTTTCAAAGATATTTGTCTACAAAATCATATATAAGAATATCAATTACTATATATAATATGAAGATTCATTTTATTACATACGGTGATAATAATTTCAGTAAATCAAAACAACGTATAAAAAAAGAAGCGGAAGATTTTGGGTTATTTGACAATATATCGGTATATGAACCTGATTTGCTCTCTAGTGTATTCAAAAAAACCTTTAAAGATGTCTTGTCCTTGAAAAGAGGTGGTGGATATTGGATATGGAAAATAGATATTATTTTACAAGAATTAAATAAAATGCAAGATGATGATATTCTTGTATATTTGGATGCCGGATGTACGATCAATACAAACGGAAAACAAAGATTCAAAGAATACATTAAATTACTAACTGAATCCCAACACAATTCAATAGGATTTGTTTTACAACATCTTGAAACAACATGGACGACTAAAGAATTATATACAGCATTTGACATTAAAGAAGATGATTCGAAACAAATATTAGCGACATGTATGATATATAAAAAGAATAAATTGTTATTTGAAATGTTCGAGGAAATCTTGCAAGTTCTTAAAAACGATCCTTTTCTTATTTCTGATAAATATAATAAAGAAGGTCAAAAATCAAATTTTATTGAAAATAGACACGATCAAAGTGTTTTTAGTCTAATGAGAAAAAAATATAAAGGGATTGTCCTTCCTGACGAGGTGGATGATTCTTTGGACTATCATCCATTTTGGGCAACGAGGAAAAGATCGTAGGGTGATTGGTCAAGTTGCTGTTGCGCCTCGTCTCGCTACTGTCGCTCCAAACGACAATAAATACAGTACGGATATTCACAAAAAATGTTCTGTTAACATTGTATTTAGATAACTTTTATTCAATTTAAGCATTGCACAATAATATTTGCATGTAGATGATATTTTGAAAGTTTCTCAAATTAAAAACATCAAATGTAATTATAACAATATTCTGTATACATTTTGTAAGTTCTTGGTCAAAAATTTGGAAAAAATGATAAAAATATAATTTTTTTGATAATCTAAACAATGACTATCATTCCTTTTGAGATTATTCTCGAAATTGCAACAAAGCATCTTGATACAAGCGATATTCCAATATTGTCTATGTGTACAAGCGAATTATATAATCACAAAGGTTATATTATCGATAAAATTGTTTCGAATGACATTTTTCTAAACAGATATTTGTCAAACAGGAATTTCAACATTTTATCATTGATTGAAAACAGTTCGTTCACCGAATCACAATTCTTCTCATTGTACAACAATATCAAAAATGCCACCCTGGACATTGATAAGATTATCAGACCGAATAAAAATAAGGAAAATTCGTTTCATTGTCTACAATCAACCATTGATTCAACATTTGAGATTTTCAAACTTCTTATGAACTACACATTATATAATTTGTACTTTAAGTTTAGAGATATTATTTCGACATCTGTCATAGAATATTTCAAGAGTATCTACTCTACAAAGTTTCCACAGCAAAAAGATTACTGTAATGATATATTCAATAATTTTATAGCAGATAAGGACGAAAACCTATGGCAGGTTTCAAACATCAATCTATACAATTTGTACGAAGTTATCAATTTGATGCACGTTAACAAGAGATCATATATTCTAAAACAGTGCATCGAATCAAAGGAACATGGTAATATTATCAACGTCGCACACAATAATATTGAGACAATCCGCCTTATGATTTCCTTATTTAATTATACAGAATACACCGAATGCAAAATACATATCATATATTGTATCTTTAGATACACCAAAACAATACTACATAATATCAATATTCAAGATTTGGAAATGTGTTCGTATATTCGCACTGTATCGAGAAAAATTACTGAATTCGAAAAAGATTTGGAATACGAGCATCGATCTCGGATTCCAAGATACTTGAGATCAATTATGCTAGAAGACACGAATGAATTGAAACAACTGATTATGGAACTATAGTTTTATACTGAATATTTGAAAAAATGATATAATGGTATTTTTATAAAAAGAGCAATATATGTATAAACATAATCCTATTACAGGAAGATATAAAGATCATCTTGAAAAAATATCAAAAAATAAAGATATTGTTAACAAAAAACTTACAAAATAATATACAAATAGTAATTTATCGCCATTGCGGGGCTATTTTTGGAAACGGCAAATATACTGGTTATAACTTACTTTTTTCCTTTGATTACTTTCTGTTTACCGCCTGCTATTGTAAACGTATTATATGAGTTTTGAACTGCATATTTAAATTGTTCAAAGAATTGTTTTTCTGATTTATATAATGGAATATCTATCCTATTAAAACATGTATGTGATCACCATATTCGTTCTTTATTTTGTTTGAAAGAATTTAAATAATCATTTTTTACAAAGTTCTGATATTTTTTCAATGCCTGTAACTATGACAATAACTCAATAAACAATCTTTATTTACATTTTGTATATTATAATGTTTTTTGTTTGTTTGTTGCACAAATGGTTTTTGAATTTTAACACAATATACATTGCCATTTACATCCTTCATCGATTTATATTCTATCATTGTTTTTATTATAACAAATTAATTTTAAATATATGTTATTTTTCACTCTTTATCTTTGACCAAATGATATATTTTTTCTGATTTTTCAAAAATCTTTTTTCCAATTTTTCCAGTTTTTGAAACAAATCGAAATGATGCAGGATTTAAAATGTAACCTTCTTTGCATTTCTTTTCTTTTGCTATGTATTCATTATCCTTTCTTATCAGGGTGTCCCACACTGGATGATACACATAAAGCAATTGTCGTATTCTATCATTCCTATCTGACAAAGATTTTGGGAAAACTATTCTTAGAAATTCCTCTATTTCAAAAAACTGTCCTTGAAATCTTTCAGCAATTCTACGATACTTTATAAAAATGTCATGACATTTTCGATGTGTTAAAGTATATGGTTCGCCTTCGTAATCCATAATGTTTAATTTATCACCAACTTTCATTTCGGGTTTTGTACCTGCAGAAGATTTAGACAGATATTCATATTTTTCAACGGTAAATGCACCATAATAGTTATAATTCTTTAGATAATATTTTACGTTATTTGATATGAAAAAACCTTTGGTTAAATGGTTTGATTTAATTATTTTTTTCAATTCTTCTGGAATCTTATCTCCATAAATTTCTTTTGCATTATCAGATATTTCAGCAGACATATCTTCAACAAAATTTACCCCACATTTTTCACAATAGGTTGAAAAAAATCCCATCTTTATTCTTATTCTTATTCCTAGAATTTAACATCATTATTTTATCCACACTCATCGATGTTATAGAGTTCATCATATGAGGTAGATGTATCTCGTGGATAAAAACAAATTATATAACCACATCTTTGACAAAATCACTAAATTTTACATATTCTATACCATGTTTTCTTTTTCCAATTTCTCCAAATATTTTTGTAGTATTATTTGTTAATTCGTATTCGATAGTTTCAAAGATTTTAAATGCAAAGAAATAACAGCAAGACGCGCAATCAATTGTAAAAATCCAGAAAGTTCAACAAAAGAAGTTATTATAAGCAATTGAAGTTGGGAATTTTTATTACTACAAATAAGCAATTTATAGCAGTGAAGCAGTGTTAGAATTAAAGCTGTTTAAGAAACTACTGTGTCATTGTCGTTTTTTTGAAGACATGGTACGAAACATCGTGTCATAAAAATTCGACGGAAAACTGGTATTTGAGTTCCGACATTGTCAACACAAATACATATAAATACTTCATACTAAAAACCAAAACACACTTTCGAGTCCAAAAAATTTGAAACGTTTCACAAGACACGTGTCTCTAAAAAAACTTACACGAGAAAGAGAAAGATGGAAGAAGACAAAAATCATCTTTCTCAGTCTGACAAGCGCATCGACC